CCATCTGCTTGAAGCCGTATTTTAGGAAACTGTGTCCGTGCCTGCTGAAACCGATGATAAAAATGACCACGGCCACTAATACGGCGACAAGTATCAGTGCCATCACTATTGGGGGGAAGCTGCTTGTTAATCTGTCCAAAAAATCCCAGCCAGTCATTTTTATACCTCTGCCTTAAATATGACATGGAATGGCGGCTTGGTCAATGGTACAATTTTACCTGTGGCTTTTTTTATTCGACATTGATTGACCATGCCTCGGAATTATGTGCTACCATGGACATAATGAAGGAGGCTACATATGAAAAAAACCGCCATCGGTGCCGTTCTGTCGGTGTTTTTGGTTGCGGCGGCATTTCCCCAGCAGACCCAATCCGGCTTAACCCAGGCGACCGTCCTGCGTGTCATTGACGGCGACACAATCGAACTGGCCGGCGGCGAGATCGTAAGGCTTATAGGGGTGGATACCCCGGAGACCGGCGAGCCGGGCGCAGGCGAGGCAACCCGATTCGTGAGGGAAAGGGTAGAGGGCTTGACCGTATGGCTCGAAGCGGACGGACGGGATAGGGACGCACATGGCAGGCTGCGCCGGTACGTATGGCTAAGGCAGCCCACAAACACGCAAGACGCAAACCAGATACGCCGGCACCAACTGAATGCCCTGCTGCTTTCGAGCGGCCATGCCAGGGTCATGATAGTCGGCAACGTAAGAAACGAGGCGTTGTTCAGGCAGTTGGCATACACCTACACCGCCGTGGCCGTCCAAAGCCGGTTCGTGGGAAACAGGAACTCGCAGATATTCCACACGCTTACGTGCAACTCTTTGCCAAACCCCCAGAACCGTGTTTATTTTCCCACCCGTGAGGATGCCATACGAGCCGGACACAGGGCCTGCCAAAGGTGCAGGCCGTGATGCCGGCTTGTCAAGGCGGTCGAATTGCGTGACAACATACCCCATATCGTATGAAAACACCGAAGGTTTATATCGAGACGACGCTTTTCAACTTCTATTACGGTGTAGGCCGCCGCAAAACCAAAAGCCGAATTATATCCAAGGCCGGTATAATCCAGCCTTCATACAATCCCGGCATCAAAAAAGCAGCAGATCCCCCGCACCTACCTGGTAGTTGGTAGTCAAAACCTCCATTTTGCCCCTGGAAGGGCGGTTCCGGCCTTGGGTCATGGGCGAGGGCAAACGAACCTCCACGGTATGCCAGCCGTTCCTTTCGGCAAACCCCGCCAGGTTTTCGTTGCGGAAGGAACTCAGCAGGAACTTCCCTTGAATGCCCTCCAGCTTTTCGAGAAGCGCATCGAAGTCCATCTGGGTGTAGCCGTCATAGTGGCCTTGATCCGTGCCCACGTAGGGAGGGTCAAGGTAGAAAAAAGTCCCCGGCGTGTCGCGGCTCCCGATGATCCGCAGGGCATCGCAGCACTCGATCTGCACCTCCTGCAGACGGATTGCGTAATCGGCGGTGAAGCCCGTCCTTTTGTTGCGCAGTTTCTTGCTGGTGTTGCCCGTCCTGTCGTATCCGAAACCGCCGTCCATAATGCAGCCAAAGGAGCCGTTGGCCAGCATCCACACTGCCCAGGCCCGTTTTACCCTGTCGAACATGTCCGGGTTTTCGTAGATCACCCTTGCCCGGCGGTGCTGCCTGCGGCTGTGCAGGCTGATTTCGATTTCCCTTTCCAGGGCCGGGAAGTCCCGTTTCAGCACCTCGTAGAAGTTGATGACCTCGCCGTTGGCATCGTTGATGATCTCGACCCCGGACGGTTCCTTGGCGAAAAATACCGCTCCCCCTCCGCAGAACGGCTCGCAATAGATCTCGTGTTTCGGGATCATGCCCAGGATTCGAGCGGCAAGCTGCTGCTTGCCTCCGTAATATGAAAGCGGCGTTCTCATGCCCATGAGAATACCCTCCAGGATTTACGGACTTGACCTTGGGGCGTGGGGTTGCCGATAATGATCCTACCCGGCGCGCACGGGTACGGGTGGGATCAGGGTTACCCTGAAGGTGTCTCGGCACCTGCCAGGCAGTGGTATTGCCGGGTTTCTGCCCGTTTTTTATGGCCCCTTGCGGGGCATCCGGCAACGCCGGAGTCGCGTGTTTTCCAATCCCCCGCGGCACGTTCCGGCCGGCGGCGGCGTTGACCCGGTCGCTTACGTAATCCTCATAACGTTGCTGTCCTCGTCTAATTCCACCTTCGTCATGCCGTTTTTCGAGACCCCGAATGTCTGGAACACGATGGATCTGTAGTCGAACGCCACCCAGTCCTGGCAGTCGTTGAACGCCTCGCGCACTATGTGCTGCTCGGAGTTTAAGGCGATTGCCTCCCCCTCGTCGTAAAGGTCACGACATCTCGTGTAGAAGTCCAGGATCCTGTCGGTTTCCCCTATACACGTGCCTGCGTTAAGGTATCTGTATTCGCCCATGGAATCCCTGTCGCGCACCGTGTCGATGGCAAGGTCGGGGTACCTTGCCTTGGAAGCTCCGAACAGCACGGGCACCCCGTAGACCCGGAAGTTTTCGAGCATCCCGTCGAACGTCTGTACCGCCACGTCGTCAGCGTCGAGTATGAGCACGTACCTGGTGCCGACGTCGGAAAGCACGTCGGGCAGGAACTTTATCTTGAACCAGTTTCGCCATTCGCCGTCCCTGCGCCTGTCGAAAAACAATCCGGCGTTGACGAACGGCACTCCCGACCTGGTCAGTTGCCGCGTCAGCGGGGAGCGGGCCTCGCGCCTTTTCGAGTCGGTGAAGGTTACAACGGTGATATCGTCCGGAAGTCTCAGGTCGTCTATCAGGTATGACATGGGCTGCAGTATGTCCGAAAATATACTGCGTCCCTTGCCGGGGAAATGCAGCACGTTTATCATGTCGCCCCGTTTGTTTACAAGCCTGGTACCCTCGGTGAACGGTTCGACATGGGGCAATGGCCGGCCCATGGTCAGACCGAAGCTGTCCGCCAGCATCGTTATGGCCTCCGTCCTAAACAAGAATGTTGCACGGGATGTAGTCGGCCTTTCCGCAGTTATATCATATTGGAGCGCAACAACTCTTCCATGGTGGCTGAATGCATATATTCGACCAGTCGTAAAATTATTGTTGGGGATTATTTGTAGAAATTGGTCGCTCCTGGCTATTCCCGGTATATTAAGGCGTCCACGAATCCCTTCATTGAGGTTTGCAAACGTTGCCACATGTCCGTGGTCTGCCAGTCTCTTGTGGGCGATGCGCAGGATTTCCCTGGTTCTCTCAATCCCATGATGGGTGTCTATGATATCCCGAATCGTATCCATGGAGATGAACTGCAAGGCCATGTTGTCCAGGTATTCGCCTATTAATTTTTCTATCGCGTCAAGGGTATCCGATTCGTTGGCGTTGTCCGGTTTTCCGCTGATACCGTCAAGGGTTCCAAAGACCCTCCGCATAAGTGCCTGACGAAATCCATTGGTGCAGTTCATCCACTCTGCCAAAAACGGTGTACCCTCGACGCTCTCCGGCGTCGGGGCATTGACGGCCTTCCCTCCGGGATAATTCGGATCGGTGTCGTCCCGGAAGTCGGTGTATCGTTCGTCAATTCGTATCATGGGTTTTCTCCTTCTCGCCATTCGATGAACACGATGGCCGTCGTGTGTGCGGGCTTTACTTTCAGGATTATATACTCGACATAGTTTTTCCATACCGCGTCCAGCTTCAGGGGTTGCACATACAGTATGTCCCGCCGCTGGTTGCGCAGCACGAAATCGCAGACAAAGAAACAGTTCTCCCAATGGGCGGTATCCGGGGGTATGCTGTATTCCGTGGTTGCATCGTTTTTGATAATGGTGGGGACAAAATTTACGGAGTCCAGTTTGAACCCGCACACGGCCCTGCGGTGTCCGCACGCCATGGTACGATGCCCACACACGGACATGTACAGGATGCCGGCGTGACGTGGGTTGCTGACGGGTATGTTTTCCACGACACTTATGCCAGGGTCTATGCGTTGGAGCAGGGACTCCAGGAACGATGTGGACTGGTCCCCCGCGAACATCTTCCACATGGAATCCAGTATGTCCCTGCGTTTTACCTTCTCGGCCTCGGTGAAAAGAAGCGCGAAAACACGCTCCCACTTATCGGGGAAGCGTGTCGTTTCCGGGAATAAATCAAGGTACGCCAGTTCCGCCTCCTTGCGGATGTCCCCCGGAAGCTTGGAAAGCCCTTTGAAAAGCTTTCTCTTTGAATTATCGGCAAACAGTTCAAAGGCTCTCGAACGTGGAAATAATTGTTTAATCGCTTCGAAATATTTTCCGCTCATACGATTACCCCGTTGACGGACAGTCGCGACAGTTCCGCAAGCTCGCCCATGCCCAGTGTTTCGTTTGCGATCTGCGTTCCGTTGCGCTCTAATGTAACGTTATCAAACTCCGCACGCAGTGATACGGATATTTGATCTACCACGCTGGTAACGTTGTTTCTGGATATCGTGTCGAGCCTGTTGTTGTCGTCCGATAGGCCGCGTATGTAAGGCTCCCTGCCAAGGAAATAATTTTCTATTGCCGGTCTGACGGCATTCACAAAATCGGTCGTCGGTGTCCCCGTCACCCCGTTGATACGCACGGTGTATGTAACAACCGATATGGGGCGGATGTTCCTATAGGTTCCGTCAAAGGCGGGGTCGAGTACCGCCGTTATCGGCTTACGGTCTGCCCTTCCCGTAACGGGGTCGAACGTACAGGCATCGCCGACCTGCCGTAAAAGGTCGGGGGTCGGGATACGGCGCGGAAACTGCGCCATGGCCCCGGCGACAAAGACCAGCACACCCGCCGCCGAGTTTGGGTCGCTGTATGGATATGCGCCTATAACGCCCGGCACATCGGATGCCCATATCTGATAATCGGATAATGCGCCGCCTAGAGGTGGGGAACGGAAACGCCGGATGGCGCGCTCCCGGTACTCCGTTTCCGTTTCGCCGTCCAGCCCGTAGGCCGTCACAGCTTCCACGGTTGCCGTCCTTTGGACGTTGCCGAGGGGGGTAACAAAATCCAGCGTATCGTCTTTCTCAAGGTTTCCGATGGGGCCTATTTCCGCACAAACGACGGGAACCTGCGCGGTATCGTTTTCCAGAGGAACGGAATCCTCCGTGATATACACACGGCCCGTAATGTCGCTTCTTAATTGCGTCCCCGATATTAACGTGGTTCCGGTGCTTGCAACATTTACGATAATCTGCCCACGCCACTGGGTGCCAAGCCTTGGTTCCCCCACCCCGATTAGCACACCCCATTTTACCAACGGTCTTATCGGTATGCCTAGGGTTGTCACCGTTCGCCAATATGCACTTTCGGGGAATAATTGTAAAAATACCCATGCAATTTGTTTGTGGCATGTGACAAATACCCCTGCAAGTACCGTTGCGATTGTAAATAAAAATGACTTGGGAAGGAGGCGAAAAGCGACATTAAAATTATTGCCAATGGCATTTATAATCAAGTCCCTAATCTCTTCGATTGTTTTGTTTTCAAACCGCATTGACCGACCTCCAGAAAACAGCGAAGGCGTTACTGTAAATGGTTTTTCCGCCGGCGTTAACCTGTATCGTAAGGCTGAAACGATTTCGGGAAACGGCCCTGCCGTTCGCTAATATTTCATCGGCTATTTTGTCGGATATTATCCAGCCTAGGTCAATCCTTGCCGCTTCCTCCGCGTCCAGGATGTTTCTTGTCGTCATTGGCAGGCCGAAAATGATTGCCTGAAAACGTGATACCAGACGCTTGTTTTCGTTTACCCCGCGAAGCGTGTTGCCCCACCACGTTCTGCGATTTTCAACCCTGCCGTTATCGTCTTTGTTGCCGCCGAAAAGAGACAGGTAAACCGCGGTGCCGAATGTCTGATCGTTTACCATCAAACCTTTTTCAATGCGGATGTCGCCGCCGTCCGGTGTATCGTGTAGCAGGAGGTCGCCCTCGAATGTCTGCAAGCTCATCTGATCACCATCCCTGTAGTCGCGCCGACAAATGGGCCGTTGTTTCCCGTCAGGGGTGCGGGATTAACGCACCCCAGGAGCCATGTGTAAATAGTTTCACAGATATTTGACAGCGGTTCCGGGTAACCGCCTGGACGTGGGGCTATTATCAGCGGCGCAACGGTCAGGAGGCTTCCGGGGGGTATGATAAAATTGGCGGGGTGTTGTATAACCGCCCCCGCAAAACAGGCCCTTATTAAGTCGCCCCATACGTTTACGCTCTGCGGTTGACCGATTCTTCTGTTGGCAATTGACAGACCGGAAACAAACGATTGCACCGTATCGGGGCTTGATGCGGGGGGAGGCAGTTGTGCCGACCATCCATATTCCACTTCCATGTTTTCTATAACGTATTCCGTAAGTCCTTCGTCGAATGCGTCTATGTATGCCGTATTGGATGGACGCCCGCCATCTTCCCAGTTGATAGAATCGGTGATATTTTCGAATCTGTCCTGAATGGCCTTGCACATGGCCCGTGGATTCATGGCCATGTCATCCCCCCTTTAGACCCGTTATGCCCATTGCGGGGCCGCCATGCGGCCCTCCTGTAAGGGCGCAATTTGTCATCCCGTTTGGACACCATGTCGCCGCACCTATCGTTTCCATAACTATTTCCGTCTTGCCCGTTATTTTTACCGTTGCGCCTTCGACGGTAAAATCGCCCGTGGTCTCATGGTCGGTGTTGCCGTTGCCGGTAATGGTTATGTCGCCTTTGACCGTGACCGTTAAATCCTTGTCTATGTCCGTTTTGGCCTCACCCTTTATTTTTTTGATGAAATCCTTTTCCGCCTCCAACCTTACGGTGCCGTCCTTCAGGAACGACAGTTTGCTTACGACGTTGCCGTCCCCGTCCCTTGCAAACAGTATTTTTTCCCCGGGCTTTGCCCCCTGCGAAGGGGTCAATACCCCGGCTGTTACATACTTTCCCGCGCCGTCTACTTTAACCAATAGCAGCCGTTCATCCGGTAGCGGTATGGAATCATCGCCGGCGGGGGTGTACAGTAAGGTATTTACGTTGAAATCCCTTACTGTTTCCCCGGTAAGGGTTACCAGTTTTTCGGCGGCGTATTTAACGCATCTGGCGATTATTCCCACGGGAACACCTCCGGTATCGTTCCGGTGTAAGAGCCGGGGAGTACAAGGTCAAACGCCGTTTGCCTGCCGTCGGTGGTTCTGGTAAACTTTACAGAACGAGCTATAAAGTTTGTTTCTCTTGTTATCATCGCGCTTGGGGCATGTACGCATACGGTCATGCCCTTTTGGAAGCGGCTGCCGCTTGAATTGTGGTGCGTGTCGCACACAAGCTCGTATGACACGCAGTCCGCGAACATCCTGCCGGCGTATGCCTCCACGCCTTTCTGTAATTCGTCCAGGGTTTCGGCATCGTCAACCATGATGGAATGATGGCGCATGATACCCTTGTTGATTAAATATCCGTTTTCCAGTGTGTACGACTTTGAAGGGTAGTCCTCGCCTGTCTTGCAAAACCCCGTGACATGCGAAAAGAAACCCTGTGCGGAAAACTTTGCTTTCAATGATATTATGGGCTTGCTTCCCTCGGCAAATGTCTCGAACGCTCTTTCCTGCCTTGCCGTGAAAATCAATAATTCCCCGTTCCTTGTGTTGCTGATAAGAAGGTTTCTTTGTTTTGCCAGTTTGGTTAGAAAGCTCATTATCCTTTCGTTCGGCTCTATGCTCACCTCGGTAAAATCGGGGCCTATATCGCCATCAATTATAACGGGGATATTGTAAGGCTCGCAGGCGGCATCCGCTATGCCGCGCATGTTTATTCCCATGACCTGCAGGGGGTACTTTGTCGGGGGTACAGTACAGTCGTTAAGGATGCCGCAATGTGGGTATGCCTGTAATGTTATCTCCCCCGTGTTGCCGGTTAATTCCGGGTCCGGGGTCAACAGGCAACCCTTGAATATCAGCTCGTCGTTATAATAAATCTCGCAGGGCTTAAACGCAAACGGCGTTATGGCATCCCGTAGTTCCGCCATTGCGTTGGTATATGGTGCGGATACGCTGATTGTATCAAAGGAATCATAGGAAAGTGTCAGTTCATAGCCGGTAAAACCGACAAATTTTTTTCCGTCGATTTTTATGGCGATATCCTGTTCACTGTCCGTTAGCGAAACGGTTTCCGTATGTATGCCGGTAGGTCGTGCGGTCTGGTTTTCGGGAATGATAAGCGTGTCGCCGACATGGATGATGGGGGAGCCGTCCGCCGCCGTTCGCCTGTTTGCCAGTTGCGGGTTTGCGTTTGTTATTTTTCCCCACTTCGCGCTTGACCCTAGATAGCGTATGGCTATCGACCCCAGGGTATCCCCCGGGCCTACTCTATGTACCCTGGACATAATGCATCACCTTTGTTCCCATTGGCAGAAGCTCGATTTCGTCGATGCTGAAATTGTTCGATATGATAAAACCGTCAACAAAATCTACCGTGCCGTAAAGTTCGGCGCATAGCTCGATAACCTGCCTGTCCCTGTCCAGCGTGAAAATCCTTTGCATCGGGAGCGCAAAGGAAGCGTTTTTAATCAGTTTCGCGCTTTGTATGACAAGCGTTTTCAGGTTTATGTAACTGACGGAATTTGCGTCAACAAAGATATTCTGGGCTATCCTGGCATCGCTGAAGGCGGTCACGGTTTCCAGCATGTCGATGATCCTCGCCGCCGTTTCCACGGCCTCCTCGCGGGAGGCGGTGCCGGGGTTTTGGCTTGTACCTGCGGTGCCGTCATCGCTTATGGCGGACGCTCCGCCGGCGGATGCCCGTGCCGTTGCGCCTCCTCCCGCGTCTTGCGCTGCCCCGGGTCTTGACGATGCCCTGGGATCGGATGATGATCCGGTACCCGATGTTGCCGCCGCCTGCGCCGTGCTGATTGCCGCGCCGGAGGCGATTGTCGCCACCGCGCCCGACAGACCGAGCATCGCCGCCGCGAAAGCGTTTCGTGTTTTTGCGACGTCGAACGGATCGTTACGGAACTGATTTATCAATACCGCGGTAAGCGCGGCATATCCCTGTATTTTTGACGACAGTGTTACCGCCAATCTGGATGGCAGTCTCATTAGCCGTAAGGTAAGCCGTGCGATATTAAGCGCACGAACATATGTAGCTTCTACCCTTCTGGCCGCGCTTATTCCACGGTCATATAGCCGCCTTATTGAGTCCTTTAATTCGTTTGCCGATGCAAGCCAATCCGCAAATGACCGCCGGTCGGACATTGCCAGCGGTTCCATATTATCGATGATAGATTGTGCCTGCGTTTCCAGTGCGGCCACTACCGCAAGCTGCTCACCTACGGTTTCCACCGATGCCAATGCCTCGGCAAAATCGGTGGCGGCGGCGTTTTCAAAAAGATCGTGGTTTTCATCTATCGCGTTTGCGGCCACTTCGTTTAATTCAAGTTCGTCATCTTCGTCCAAGTGTTGCGTGAATGTTATTGTCACTATTGACCGGTTCATCCCGGTTACCAGTGGGTCTTCCCTTACGATGTTGCCGGTTGGTTTTACCCTATGTGTCCCGTAGATAGGGTGCTGCAATTCCCCGACGCCGCGCTCGTATAGGGCCTCCTCGAAAGCGGTGGCCGCTTCCATGCAATCCGCACCGTGAAATATACATGCCAGCGGAAACGTCATAGCCCCTCGCCCTTGGTGTTGGACGGTCGCACCGTCCAACATAGGGTAAGTAAACACGCCGGTTTTTAGTTCCGTTGTCCTGCTTACGTTCCCGAAGGCAAAGGTGTATTCGTTTCCGCCGGGGGAGGTGTATCTTGCGTCTTTTATCTGTGCCATTATGCGTTACCCCCGGAGTGTACAAGTTGGATGTTTGGGGATTTAGGGGTGCGGACAATTCGTGCCTGTGTTCCCTGTGCGGCGGCCACTTCGATTGATAGGGTTTCCCTGTGTTCTTGTATCGCATGTGTGATACGCTCCTCGCGAGTGACGGGGGGAATATTTCGCGGATTGTCATTTTCGGCGCATTCCCGTTCCGTTCTTCCGGTGTTAATGGCCTGTTGCGGTAATGCCGCAAGCGCAAGTGTTGTTGTTTTGATGGCGGTGTTTACCGCAAGTATTTCTTTTAGGGTATTGTCGATTCCGTTTGTCGTGGTAGCGGTAACGATTTCGACCTGTTGGGGGATAGGTGAGGCCGTTGTGTTTATCGCTCTGGTTGCGGCCAATATATTTGATAAGGTGTTGTTGATTTTATATGCGGCGGTACGGATTGCTTCCTGTACTGATACGGCAGGTGCGGCCGGCAGGTTTTGTGTGAACGTTCCGGGGGTACTACCCCTGCTAAAGTTTGGAATGTTTGTCGCACTTGCGCCACCGGAAATATCGACAACGCCGCGAATATTTTGTCTTGTTAGATCCGGCATGGTAAAATCGGGGATATCTACTTCCGGGAATTCTAGGCTTGGCATCTCGATTGCGTTAAGTGCCCTTTCGTATGCGGAAAGGTCATAATCCACCCGTGGTGCCATCGTTGCCGCCAACGCTTCCCTTCGCCTGTTTTGCCTTGTGTTTGCCGTAATGTCCGAGCCTTCGCCGAGCAGGGAATTTCTTAGCCCCGCTATTTTATCCGCCCCAATTCCGGCAAGGTGCCCTAGCCCTGGTAGGTTCGATACAAGTTCAAGCAGCCCTTGGATGGGAGCCAGAATTCCCGACAACAGCGTCTTGGCTATTTGCCTGATGGCACCAAGGATACCGCCGTCCTGAAAAGCGTCTATCACACGGTGCCAGTTGGTCAGCAGCTCTTTCACCATTGATATGACTATTCCGAATGGGCCGGCAAAAACAGTGATAAGCCCAAAAACTTTGCTCGTATTGTTCCTTATCGCCTCTGTAAGCCTGTTCCAGTTTCTGGCAAGAAGCTTGACAAGTTTTACGAGTATGGCCGCTAATCCGATAACGAACCCGATGGGATTGGCCTTGAGTGCGGCATTTAAAAGCAGTTGTGCTTTTGTTGCCGCCCGTTGTGCCAATTTCCACCGTCCCAGCACTGCCGTCTTCAATACAAGCGCAACCTTCTGCTTTGTCGTGAGTCCCGCAAATGCTTTCTTTATCTTCATTGTTTTCGTCATTATTGCCGACCATATTTTTGTGGCAATGCCTGTTTCCTTTGTAGCGGATGTCAATGCCGTCTGTGCGTCAACGTTTTTACGTATTACAATGGCGTATGCCATTTTTGCGCCTGTTACCACTGCCGTTATCGCCCTAAGTGCGGCCTTTACCCTCGTAAGGACGGACGTTGCCACGGCAAGCCCCATGAGTGCTCCGTGGTACAAGCCTATTGTCCCGACGACTGCGATTATTACGTTTCTGAACCTCCATGCAAACCCTATAACCCTGGCTATCTTTCCTCCCAGTCGTTCGACAGCACCAAAAACCAGGTTTACCTCCGCGGTAAACCGGCTAAAGTCAACGCCCGCCAGCCTGTCGGCCATGTCGCTGAATTTCGCTATTATTCGTTCCGCCAGAGGTAACAATGCGGTGCCAAGTCGCACCCCGGAGTTTTGAATTCTGTTTATCGCCTTTTGCCAACGCTGTGCCGGCGTGTCGGTTACCCTGGCAAATTCCGTGGACACGGTTTCCGTGGCCTTGGACATTTCGGCAAGGGCCTCGTTGAACGCCGTTGCGCCGCTACTGGCGAGGAGGCTCATCGCCCGTGCCGTCCTTTCGTTCCCGAACAGCATTTCCATGGCACGCATATCGCCGCCCGTTTTGCGCCGAACTTCGTCCATGACGCCGGCAAAGCCCTTGCTTTGCAGTGCGGCCTCCGAAAAATTGATGCCAAGATGCTGGGCAAGGGCGGCGGCGTTTGCGCTGGGGGTTCTTATGGCGTTTAACGCCTTGCCCATGGCCTGCATCGATTCCCTAGTTGTCTCGCCGCCGGCGGTCAACGCCGTTACCGCCGCAAACACTTCCTCCGCCTGTACGCCGAACGAAGCCGCTGTAGGTATGGCATATCTCATTGAATATGTAAGTTCCCTGAACGATGTCCTGCCGAGCCTGTTCGCGCTGACCATTATGCCTGCGATGCGGTTTCCTTCATCGGCACTTTTGCCGTAAGCTGCAAGCACGTTGGTAATACCTGCAACGACCGTATCGTTTGCCGCGCCGGTTACCCTTGAGGTTTTGGCAACCACGCCAGCAAAGTCCGCAGCGGCATTGGACGCTACGCCCAGGCCGATTGCCGTGTTTGCGATACCCGCAAGCTCGTTTACCGCAACCCCGGCTTGGTTGGCAACGTCCGTTAGTCTGCTTTGCAATCGTTCCAACGGTGGGCCTGTAATGTTAGCATTACTGCCAATGATCGCCATTGTATCGGCCAGTTTTATTGCGTTTCTTACACCGATCCCTACCCAGGCAGTGGCGGCGGCGGTGGCGGCCAGAGCTGCCCGTTTGCTCCATTTGCCGATGGCCTTCCCAAGATTATCCACCCTTCGCTGGGCGGCGACAAAATCCCTTTGAATTCGTCTTGATACGGCGTTTGATTTTTTTTCTATTTGGTTAAGCGGCTTGGTTACCTTGTCGATTAGCGAGAAAATACCTTCTATGCTGTATCTACTTGCCATTTTTTGAAGCCCTCTGGATTTTACACAGGCTGTCGATCATCGGTACATAGAAAAAACGGATTTCCTCTATGCTGATTTCCCGCATCGGGATACCAAGGTTATAATCGGCGTAAATCTGTCTCAACTGATATGATACCCACTCCAAGCCCAGCTTCCTTTGTCGCGAGCCTCCGACCGCCACGTCGGAAACTATGCGGTCAAAAAAAGTATGGCCACATCCTGAATGATCTGATGATCCTTTATGTCCAGACCCGAAATTTTGTGAATTTCGGTTTTCGACATATTGCACAGTGCCGCCATGTATGCCAAAAGTTTACTGGGCTGCTGGCTGTCCTTATACCCATTCATAGCCAACATGGTACGCCCCGTGGGTCGGCCAATGGTGATCTTCTGTCCCGCCATCCCAACGGACTTATCGGAAACGGTGTATTCGATTTTGCACCCGTTCACCACAAGCCGCTTTTCGGTAATGGCCCTGACAAACCGTTTCTTGATTTTTGCAAAATCTTTGCGGCTTTCATCATCCATCCCCTCTTCGTTGCAGTCAAGCTCGTTTGCCTCGCAGTAGGCTATGAATTCCTGTTCCGCAAGGGAAATATCGCCTTCGCCGTTTGCGCCGGCCTCGCCTTTTACTTCAAAGTCATCGTTTTCATGACACATGTCTGTCTCCTTAGTGATTGTTTGCCAATTTATTAAAATTTTCGTTGAACAAATCCTGTATGTTTTCGGCGGCCTCCCTGCATGTCGGCATGAAGAAATTCCTTGCCGGGGTGAACGTCCTTTCATATTTGCGGTTCACGAACATCTCCGTTTCAAAATGCACGTTTCCCTTGTGTGCCCTAAAACTCGTTATGCGAAAAAGGTTATTGTGGCCTTAACCCACTTCTGTAGACGGAAAGATAAGCGAATGGTAAACAGTGAAGGAGAGGAAAAGATGAAGAAGCAAGGCACAGACCGCCGAAAGTACACGGCGGAATTCAAAGCCGAGGCGGTTGCGCTGGCCGGGAAACGCGAGAAACCGGTAAGCCATGTGGCGTTGGATCTAGGCGTCAACGAGAGCATGCTGCGGCGGTGGATGCAGGAAGCGAGTGAGTCCGCCGAAACCGGCCGCCGCACGTTCCCTGGGCACGGACGGCCCCGGGACGAGGAGCTGACCCGTCTGCGCA